CTTTGTTCTCAGTTTTAAAAACGTATCAGTAGCATTTTTTATAATTAATTCAGAAGAAAAACTAATGTCAAACCCAATCAATTCTGATATTTCCTCTAATGCTAAATTACGTTCTTTTTCGAGGCGCAATATTTCAAAAAATTTCCTGCGAATTTCACTCATAATATCACGCAATAAAATGTATAACATCTTTTTTACCATTCAAGATAGCATTGGCTTCTTCTAAAAGAATATCATGTTTTGTCTTCAAATCAATATTAGAACCTGTATCAGCGATAAGTATAGAATTATCATCATGTCTAATTATTTCAGCCGCTACTAATTTAGTTGCCGCATCGTGTACAGTAGCAGGAACTCTTGTTTCACCAGTGACATATGTAACTCTAACAGAATGAGAACGTAAGTAAGGATAATTTTTCAAAAAGAATATTTTACCATCAATGTCAATCGTCCAGTAGTCTCCCATCCTACGTTGGTCTTGATTATCAGTAAACCCTGTAACTGAACCAAGGGTTGAAGAAATAGTACATGCAGACCCATCTTCTCCTAATAGTAGTGATGAAATAATAACGGTGTCTCCTCCTTCACTATCTGTTGTGGCATAAAAGAAATCTGAAATATGAACTGCATTATTACCATTTGCAGTAATAGATTTAGCAGCAGTTTCTCCTGTAAACTTCGCTGTCTTATGGGGGAAAACTTCGTTAATAGCATCGGCTACTTGACTAGCAGTAGTTTTAGGACCAAAATTGTCAAAGAAATCTATTCCTTTATCAAGAACAAATGTATAAGTTCCTACACCTAAGGTAATAGTCCAATTACCACTTTGAGGAGTAGGTGGCATTTTCACCTTAGCAGTTGCAGATGCTAAATCAACATACTTATCACCTTGCCATACTTCTAACCTAACAATTTTTTGAACTCTAGGTCTTTCTAATTGTACAAAGCCAACATAGTCTTTGAATCTGTGAACAGGATAAGCACCATGATTAAACGCTTCAAATCCATAAAATTCATTAGAATGTATTACTGGACGATAACTATGTCCTACAATATCGTCTACTCTTTCTTCTGATTTCTTAATTAATAGTCCTACTTCTGCAATACTAGGTGTAGTTCCAGTCGTAAATGGTGCTATTTGTAGCATCTTAGATATGTCACCATGAGTAGTATAATACCCACTACCATTAGTATAATTGACATTTATATTTGTGAAATCACTAGGTGAGGATAATTTACTCATGATACCATTCTCCGTAATGAGGCATAACCTCGTTTAATACCACCGATAGTTCTACTTTCTTCCATATCAGGAAACACTCCTTCTGAAGCCATGAGTTTCTCATCGATGTTAACTTTAATAGTAAATGGAATTAATCCCTTTTCAGATTGGTTAGGTGTTTTGTTAGTCAGTTCTCTTTTACTAGTACTATATTTCTCAACTAAGTCGTTTAGTAAAATTTCATTAATGTTAAATTCTACACTAATATCTCCTAATAAAATCTGTCTATTTACTGAAGTACCCGAAGAAGTTGTAGATTGCATGTAAGGTCCAAGTAAACGCTCTGCGTTTAAAGATAAATATTCTTTCGCTACCTGCGTACTTTCTTTAAGTAATTTATCCTTGAAGTCATTTACTTCATCAATATCTACTATCACTGCACCTTTTGTATTTCTTTTTAATCTTCTAACTGTTTTACCCTCTTCAGCAACAAGTTCCGTTTTACCTTTTGAATATGTTTTAACACCATTTGCTTTTATGGTATCTTTATAGTCAACTACTTCTAATGCTTCAAAGACCTTATCCGTTAGTTCTTTAATGTCGGCATTATGTATTAGTATTTTGAATGGAGAACCACCTTGAACTCGTATATCCCCAAATCCATAATCCTTAAACATCTTAGCATAATAATCACGAATGCTTAATTTAACAAGTCCGGGTTCAACTTTAATAGCATCTTCAACTCTATTTCTTTCGAATAGACTTTCTCCTTTATCTATTGCATTCATCAGATTAGTGGTTTTTTTGTTTTCGACAATAGTTTCTTCTTTTTCTCCTGCTCCTACTTCATATTGATATCCAAAGGTTTCCGGAGAAGTAATTAATTCTCTAAAAGTTATATTCTTTTCTTCTATTTTTTGATGCGCACTATTTTTTGATTTTGCTCCTAGTATAGCAAACGCTCCTTTTATTTCTTCTATTTTTTCAATAGCCGTAATAATAGGGACATCTCCAGCCTTTTCTAGTAAGGTTCTCATATATTCTTTATATGAAGATAATTCTTCATCTGAATCAAAAGCATCTGAAGGTAGTTGTAAAATTAATGGGACTTCTGTTTGCACTCGTTGTGCCTTTGATGCATCCTTAAATGCTCCTTTGGCATTGATAAAAATGTATTTTACTAACTGACCTAACAATTTACTGGCATCATCTTTTCCAATATTTGCAATGTTTGCAGAAGTTACTTCATTTTTGGTTAATTGATATTCATTTCTTATTCCGGGGTCTTGGACATTTGAAATATTAACATCTACACTCATCCATTAAACCCCATCCTATGCTAGCCACTTAGCCCACGCTACACCTTTAGTTATAGCAGCACCTAACCCTAAACCACTTTGAGGTGGTGTATAGGAAGGTTGTCCAGTAGCAGGGTCAATCCAATATGGGTTATTATTCATATCATATCCTTGAGGAGGTACAGGATAACCACTACCATTATTCATAGCCATTTGTTGTTGAGCCATAGTATTGTTAATGTTGACTCCCATTCCCCCACCTTGAATCTGACTTGGATTCAAACCTTGAGGATTTTGCATTCCCATTTGTGGTGGCATAGCCGCTTGTTGTTGTCCAGCACTTGGGCTAGCAAATCCCTGAGATTCTAAATATTGTTGTTTAGCCATTCTACGTTGCATGATAACTTCTGAATTAACCGCAGTAGCCAAAAGATTAACAATATCCAAATCAATGTTTTCTTGTGTTATTGAAGTGAATTCAGATAATGATTCAGGGTGTATTTCTAAATCTCCATTTGTATTAGTAACAAATTTTTGTTTAACTAACATTTGACTAACAACTCTAGTTACTACATCTTCAAACATTTTTTCTAATGCATTTAAAAAAGGCTCTCCATGATATTGAAAAAACTCTTCTACATGATTCTCTTGTAATGTCAATAAGTTATTTACTGACTTAAATTGCTGTTGTCCCATAGTATTCATTTGTGTTGAAAGATTACCATTACTTGTTCCAAAAAGTCCCATTAGCCCTCACTCCCCTCTACGCTTACTTTAACACCGTCTGCTAACAAAGATTTAATCCTTTCAGACATAGCAGCGTTTTCTACCATCATTGCATACAACTGTTCTTCTTTCGAGGATGCTTCATTAGTAGGTGGGATAATTTTCCATCCTACTGAAACTAAAGAATTAATTTCCTCTTGTTTCAATGAAACCATTGGTCCTGCCTTAACAAGATTAACGGGATTCAAACTTTTAGCAGATGGTATATATGCACTAAAAGATAGTCCATGTTGTTCTGCTAAAATTTGTTGTTCTAGCATTTCATATTGCATATGCATTGATGCGTGTTTTTCACAATATGTTCCTCTCATTGGATATCCTTTTCGCACTTTATGTAGTGGAAGTGGTGGTCTTCTAGCATCATCTGCTGACCAAAATTTTTGTGTTCCACATATTACACATCTATCTTTTAAATTATATTTGAACCCATATGGAATTTTTAAGAACGTTTTCTTTTCCGGTTTCAATACTTTTACTATTTCCTTTAACTGTTTTTTTGGTTTCATTGCCTTATACTCATAGGGCATTATTGCACCTGCTGCTCTAGCAGCAGAAAACCTATCCAAAAAAGGATTTGGTCCTGCAACAGTAGCATTTGTTGCTCCTATAAGACTCGGTGGTTGAAATTGCTGCATAGCCATTTTTTTCACTCCTCGCCAACATCCGCGTGTAGCGTCTGCTGAACCTGTACTATCTGACCTACTAATAGTCTTTTATCATTGTTAATATTCCACGATAAACCATTTCCGAGTCTGACTTAGCACTTACTATGTATTTATGACAAGGAATTCCTGTATCATTTAACTTCTGAAGACCGGGTTTGAATGACTCAAATATAGGATGATTTTCTATCTTACCTTTATGATTATATTTGTCTTTCCATAAATCATATTTGTTAGCCCAAAGACCAACAGCCAAAGGAAAGTCTTCATCTTTTTTCTTCTTTTTCCTACCCCCAATAGTCCAATGTGTTTCACATAAAGTATCAACTAAGAAAGTCCAAGATAGTTGTTGTTCAATGTCATAATGTTTATCTAAATGTCTATCATCAAATAAAAAAATAACATACTTTACATTTCTACTTCGTAAATCTCTAACCCACTCTTCCCAATATACAGTCTGCCCCCCAATATCAGCAGTTTTTATTGTGTGTGCATCTCCATCAAGTTTAACAAATTTTCTAGTTGGTTTATGTCTGCCAACTGTTCTTTTTTTAATTTCAGGAACTTCTCCTCTTGTCATTAGTTGTTTGTGAAGAGTAGTCTTACCTGCCTGACTAGCCCCATAAACTCCAAAATTGATAGCATGAAGCCTATTATACAATTTATTCATGGCTTCAACCATTAATATTGCAAACCCCGCCATAACTGACATGTGACTACCTCAGTAGATAGGGAATAGTACGAGTCATTAAAACTATCACTATGATAGTTAATGTGTACCTGACCAAAGGGTGGTTAGTAAATGCCAAAAACCTGCATATAAATTAATACCTAAAAATGATAAAGCATGTCCTGCAAAAAAACTACTAATGCAAGCAATGCCTCCCCAAATGTAGAACCTTGCTCTCATAAACCAAATATCAGCAGAGTGCGCTCGTTGTAAATCGTAAGCAATATTTTGTTCATCGAATCCCATCAGGAGTTCTGTTACCATCTATATCACTCATTAAACCCAGTTAAGAAAGTTGGACTAACTGTGGCTTCTTGCTTAGGCATCATAGGCATTTGTGGAAGTACATTATCTCCGTATACTTGTTGACCAAAATTAGTTTGTTGGAATGCTCTAAATGAATCCCTAACTCTTTTTCTATTCTCTTCGTCTCTTGCTTTTCTATTCCAGTATGCATTGATTTGTCTTTGTAATAAGAAGTTTTCAATATATTCATTAAGAACTAAATCAAACATGGCCTTTAGTACCATTATACCACCAACAGTAAGAATACCAAATAATACTGCATGTATATATTGTCCAAATAGTAGCATGTCATTTACTTGAGAGTAAAAGAAAACATTTACTCCACTGACTGCTCCTACGAATAAAATTGTCATTACTAATCTTGTATCTGTATCTATGCTTGGCATACATAACACCTCAAGACCAATTGACTGAAACTGTCCCGCTTCCAGTTGTAATCTGTATAAATATTCCATTTGCTACTATTACGCCATGTAAATCTTGTTCAATGGTTTTGGCTGTACCTCCAGCGTGTAGTTGTATTCGAGCAACTTCTTTTTTGCCTGATGTAGTTGAATTGTCACTGTCCCATATTTTGACAGTCATTAAAGAGTTAGCCGTTGATGTGGCATGAACACTCATTATTTTACATCTATGTTTTACTGCAACAGTAGAACTAGATACTATCCCAGTTGAATTACAAACTGGCATTATTTACCACCTGCTTTCTTTTTAGTAGCAGGAGTTTTCTTAGCAGGAGTTTTCTTAGCAGGAGGTTTCTCCTCTACTTTTTCTGCTTCTACCTTAGGTTCTTCCTTAGGTTCTACTACCTTAGGTGTCGTTTTTTTCTTAGGTATTATCTTTTTCTTTGGGAACATTACTGCATGTAAATCTTTTGCTGTACCTTGAACATTAAATTCTTTTAACATCATTTCTAATCTTCTTCCACCAAGTTGTAAAATATCACTTTCATCTTCTTTAGTGAACTCGATAATCAACCCAGTATCTCCTAGTAAATTAGTTGCTACTGAGAGAGGTATCTCGGTTTTTTCTTGCGCTGTTAATGCATATGTTTGTCCAGCCCTTCTGAGTAGAAGTGGTCCGGTTGGTCTGTTTCTTGATAAACTTACTTTTGCCATAATATCACCTTTTTTTTGTTGGTAGTAATCCCTGCCCCGTTAAGGACAGAGACTACTACTTTACGTCATCACTTAATTGTTGTGTTTTACTTAAGCACTCTTTAGGTTGGTGATTTTACCTTGTCCCTTAAAGAAAGAACAGCCAGTTTCAGCCATAGTTCGGTACATACCTTGGTTTCCAAGTTTACCTACACCGAATGGGTTTCCACTAGTAATACCATCTTCAAAGTATTCTGTTGGCTTCATAACTGATAGCCACAGATGGTCTGTGTCAAGTATTAGTATATCACTTAGGTTTACATTTGTACCACCAGTTGATGGCATGTCTTTACATGGTATGATTGGTATATCATAATATGTAGCAACTCTGAAACCTGCTTCCTGACCCTTTACTCCACGAACACCATTATGGGAAGGAACGATTTCTTTCCTGTCCATAAATCTCTCTTGGCTTTGTAGTAAGTCAGCAATTGCTTGTACAGTATCATATCCTGTTAGAATAACTTTCGGGTTTCCACCATTCTGACGGATTCTACGAATCATGCTGTTCAATAGACTTAGAGATAGAACTCTAGCGTCATTAGTAGCATAACCTGCTCCGAAATCAACTTCAGAATCTAAGAAAGATGCTGTTCCAGTAGCGGCTTCATTGTTTCCGTGTGTACCACTGATTGTTACAGTTCTACTTGTTCCGAATAGTTTTACAACATCAGCAACAACTGCTGGTGTTCCTGAATCATTCTTTCCAGTAGCAAGTAAATCTGCTTCATACATTGCAGCGATTTCAGCAGCAGATGAAACAATCTTCATTAGAGAAGTATAATTTCTCTCAATTGTTGTTGCTGTACCGTCATCGTATCTTTCAAGAGGCATTAATAGCATCTTGTTTTGTGTTTCTGCGTGATGCTTACCCATGTCTTCACGGATAATAGAACGTATATCGCCAACACCGTCATCGATTGCAGCAAGTTCCATACCAAGTTCTGAGAACTCGAATAGATGTGCAACTGTTTTAGGGCTAACATATAGTTTAGCATACTGTGGTGCAATTGGAGGAATATCATTTCCTGTTCCAAGTGTTGCGTTTTCTGCAACTCCACCAAGTCTGTCTGCTCTAGGTGCGGCTGCGCCTTGCGCTCCTGTTCCTATTGCAATACTGCTTCCTGAACCACCCTCTGCTCTGTCTTTCAAAACTCTCCATCCACTAGATGTGTATGGTCTTTTTGCAAGCATAGCAAGTGCGTTAACTTCTTGATTTAACATTGACCATACTTTTTGTCCGTAAAGAACATTGTATAGGTCACCTAATCCACTAGCAGCAGTGAATCCCTGCGTACTGTCGTGTGGTGTTCCGAAACCTCCAACAACACCAGCACTCTTCAATAGGGCATTACCCGATGCGCCAGCGTAACCGTAAGTTGCTGCTTCTAAATCTTTCATTGTGTTAATATATCCACTCATTTTACTTCACTCTCCTTGCGAGGTTGTGTATGTCTCCCCATGACATCTCAGCGACCGCACTAGCAGTTGTTGGGAATCCTTCAGGAAGTGACATTGCAACTTCCTGTGCTTTCATTATCTCATTGTCTTTCTCTGTTAGAGATTTACGTAGTACAGCAAACTCTTCTTTGAGTGCTGTAACTTCAGCATGAGCATCGTACTCTGCTCTATCAGCAGCAGATTTCTTCATATCCATCTCTGCGACAAAACGAGCCTCGAACTGCTTTGATAAATTATCATACGCAAGTTTCTCCATCTGCTCTGCTCTGAACTGCTCATATGCCTTTTCAACATTTTCTGTTGATAGGTCTAATGTTGAGAAATCAGTAGGGGCTAATCCCTTACCAATTGGGCCTAATTCTTTAGGTGCAGTAGTGGGTCTTCCACCGCTAACTACCTCAGTACCAGCCTCGTAGTCTCTTGTTGAATCTTCATCAAGAGCCTTCTCTTCCATTTCAGCGTCCATAGTTTCTACCATTTCTTCTTCTTCTTTCATCGTTTCTTCATCTTCTTTCATTTCTTCTTCATCCTTATACATTTCTTTAGACACATCTTCTGTTGTGACTGATTGTACTTCTTTAAGTAAACCATTCAATTCTTCCAATGCTTTTTCCAATTTTTCCGTCATGTTGTTACCTCCTTTTTCGTGTTTCAATATGTCGAATTTTGCTTCGGGATTAATCCCTTTTTCACAGATAGTTACTTCATGTAGTTCCAAACTATCAATTTCATTATACTCTCCGTACTCATCAGATTTTCTTTCTTTTTTAGATATGGCTTGTCCACCAATACTAAATGAACGTAGAGTTCCTTTTCGAATTCCTCTAGAGATTTCTTTGGCTTTTTCTATATCGTCTCTCATTTTAATAACAACGTAAAACCCAACGTTGTCTACTCCAGTCTTATGTAAAACACCACTATTATCTCGGTACTGTTCTACTACTTCACCAACTTGTACATTAGAATGATTAGACATTACATTTCTAAATGATGAATCTTTCATAAATCCAGTTACTGCTTTCTCTAATGCTTCTAATGTGATTAAGTCATTTTGTTTGTCAACTATTTCAATAGAAGCATACCCACCAATAACTAGGTTTTCTGACTTAAGAATACTAAACTCATGGGAATCATTCGCCTTCATCAAAGGGGATTCCATTGCTAGCATAATCAGTTGTCCTGTTTTTCTTTCTATATTAAGTAGGCGATTTACTTAGGTAATTCTAAATCGCTGTACTTATCTTCAGAAAGTTGCCAAAGATTGTCTTTAGAGTCCTTATCTAGCATTTTTTGTTTTGTCCCTGTCCACGCTACCCAAGTTTGTTTTTCATCTAAAGGAACAACTCGGAAATGTATTCTAGTTTGAAATTTCTTTCCATCTAATCTATATTCGTGATATCCGTCTTTCTGTACTCCAAATTCTAATTCTCCGGAATCTAATACTTTTGTACTGTTTCTAACATTAGCATTTATTATTGCTGGAAACTTTTTAGATTTGCCAAATAAATCATAAATATCAGTAGGTTCATCTATATCAATTAACCAAGACTGCCTAACATTACCACGCTCAATTATGAAATCTATATTACCGTCTTCTCTTTGTCGTATTTCAAAAGAACCCATATTAGGCTCTTCAGACACTTTTTCAATATATTCAGGTTTAACAGAAAATTCATTTACTCCATCAAATGCATCTTGACTTCTTAAATATTCTAATAGTTTTCTAGATTTTCCATCATATACTTGATTATATTCTTGCTGTAAATGTAATTTTACTTTATCTTCAATGTCACTAAATTTCATAGAATTATTATTATCTCTAATTATTTCTATAATTCCTGCACGCAATTTAGTTTTATCAGATTTCATAAATTTTTCTAACTGCCCCATTAATTCATCCATGGAAGCGACTGCATTTTTTTGCATCAATTCATCTCCTTTAAATCCATATAAAGTAAATCCTTCAACGTCATGTTTACAAATAATTTCTGCTTCTCCATGAACATAATCAGTAACAATATATTTTTTAAGTTTCTTTCTATCTTTACGTTGCATTTCAGCAATTATAGATAGTGGATTAATAATATCTTTAGGATTAAACGTTGGGAAAGTTCCACTGGTTATAGATTTCTTTGTTTTAGTAGATAATTGTTCTAATGTTTCTAATTTATCCGGAGCATCTACTTCAGGTAATTCTATTAATTTGGCTGAATACAAACTAAATCCATCTTTCTTCTTAGTTACTTCATCGACTTTAACTCTAATAATTGTACCAACATCAACATGTATTTTAGTGTTAAGAGCCTTACCAACTGGTAAGTAATCTTTACCGTCTAATTCTATTGTTTTATTATTTCTAGTATCTTCTGCTGTTAATGGTCCGACTCCCATAGTGTAAGAATGTAGGCCACTTTTGGTTTTTTTATCATCTAAAACCATAACATCTAAATCAACATAATTTTTCCATTTAATCCATTTAGGATTTTTCTTCTTACCAATGTAATATGTTGATTCGATATCTTTTATGACTACTCCTTCTGCCGTAGGCATTTCCATAATTTTTTTAGCATATTCTCCTACTTCCTCCATAGAGTCAGCAATTCTAGTATCTTTCTTAGAAGGGAATGCTAGAGCATCTGATGAATGTTGAGCATATTGGTAAAGCATAATATTTATTCTTTCTTTCAGAGTTTCGTCTGTTAAGTCTTTACCTTCGTGTTTCATCACATCAAAAGCGTGCGCTCTAAGAGTTGCACCTTCTAATTTCTTCTTGAATATATGAGTAATAACATCTGCTCTGTGTAGGGATTCTTCACCCTTAAACAATAGTAGTTCAGCATCAAGGATACAATCTCCGAACGCTTTCTTTTCCATTTTTTCAACTTGTTCAGGACATTTATCAGTTATGTCTTTTTTATTGTAAGAATAAATAGTTACTTTATTTTCAAATTTATGAATTTGTATTCGCATACCGTCATACTTTTCTTGTACAACATATTCTCCACTAAGTCCTTTTATTGCTTTCATATCATCTAAATCAAAAATTCTATACATTGGTTTATTGGGTATTAAAAAATCGATATCTTGTTTTTCATCTTCAGATTTAGCAATATCTAAATCTTCTAAGTTTTCCCACTTTTCCTCTGAATATTGACTTTGATATACTTGCTCTAATAGTTTCATTGCATTTCCAAACTTACCCTTAACTCGCTTACTATCTTTATCGTCTCCATAATGTTCTATAATATACAATGGAATATCTTTGGGTGATATATCTAATCCATTAGCACCATCAGTGATTTCATCAGGTTTTAATTCTGACTCCTCCCATGCTTTTTTTGGTAAAGCAGAACTGTGACTTCTCATAGCATAATGAATAAAGGAAGCAAACACTGCTTCATCATTCAATAATACACTAAGTACTTTATCTCCTAATTGTTTAGAAAACGGGTCACTAATTTCATTTGATTCAAAACGCATAGTTTTTATTGCTTCGTATATTTTTTTTGCCGTAGTAGATTTAGCATCTATGGCTTGGTCATCAAATAAAATCTTTTCATCTAAATATTTTTTGAGTTCTCTAGAAAATTCACTCAGTCCATCAAAATTATCTCTAATAGATTTGACCATTGTTTTCCATTTACTGCCATACTCTTTTGGATTTTCTTTAGCAGATAAATAGGAATAACGTACCCTTTCAAAAAAATCTAAAACTCTTTTAGTAAGGGCTTTAGTATCCTTCTCAAATGCTATTCCCGAAGTAGACATATTTCATCCCACTTCAGCCTTCATTCAATAAGTCTGCGTCTCCATCTATGTTACTTGTTTTTGGAAGAGATGGTTTTTCAGGAGTTTTCTTAGGTCTAGTTAACTTAACTTCTTCTCCCATCACATCTTCATCTAATGGTAAAGTACCAAGATGTTTTGCTTCTTGTATGACTTGCTTTGCTTTCTCTATTGCTAATTCTACTAATTTTTCTTCTTTCGTTACTTTTACTGGCATCTTAATCACCCTGCATTCTCCACCATTTTGTGAATATCATCCCACGACATTTTGCCAATAGTATCTCCTGTTGGCGCAATGCTATTATTACTGATAGAAGGAGTTGGAGTATTATGTACAACTAACCCGGCTTTCATCAATACATTGTCTTTATTGTATACTTGTTGTTCTAGAGATTTAACTCTATCAACTAGTTCTTTCATTAGTAGTAACATTTCATTATTTTCTTCACTCATTTTCTTTCACCTCTTGTTTTTGCATTTCTAGCCCTAAATTGTGCCAGTAATTCTGATTCGTTTTCTTCCGTTCTTTTAGCGGCTTCTGCATCTTGACCTGTGGAAGTTTTAGTTGCTATTAATTCGTCTGCGTGATACAACCTAACACTTTTTTCATTGTGTGGATTTTGAGTCATTAGTTTTCCATCGGGCATCTTATGTGTTTCACCAAACCATTCTTTACCATCTTTAGTATAATGAGGTACGCCTTGTTTTTTCTCTACGTTACCGTATGTTTCACATGGGGTTTTTCCACAACCACAATTTTTCTTAAGTATATTTTCCCAACTCATTCTAAATCACCTTCTACCGTAATTCTCAAACACTTCTTCTTCATCATCTAACGCATTTCTTAATTTTACAATATAAGAATAAAAGTCTATATTATCTAATATTACATATATTTCCTCAGCAACGCTATGAAATAATTCACTTCTTGGTATTTTTTCATAAGTGGCAGGTTCATTTGCTTTAGGTTTACTATCTATGAACTCTTTTAATATTTTCCTATGTTTATCCATATCCGAACTAAGCCTATTGATGTAGTTGTGTAATTCGTGAGAATAGACTATTTTCTCACTTCTATCTTTTTTTACTATATCTTCCCAACTCATTCTAAATCACCTTTCTTTTTTGGGTATACCATCTCTCTCATTTGTCGATATAAATTATCGTAATCTTTGCGCAGTTCCGCAGCACTAGCAAGTATGTCTAAATTTTTCTCTCTGAAACTTTCTACCTTTTTAGTAAGTATCTTATCAGATTTTACTACTTCTAATAATTCTATTTCTTTAATCACTTCTTCTAACTTAGTCATTTCTTGTCCCATAAATTCAGAAGGCTGTGTTTTTTGTAGAAGTTTTTTTAACTTTTTTTTCTGCTTAGGTTCTAATTTTTCTAGAAAATTTGACGCTTTCAATATTTCCTGCCACGCCATACTACTATCTCCCACTACTACCTAGTCTAAATCTCTTCTGTTAAATTAATTTTTCTTCTTTTCCCATTTTGTACAGGGAAACCATGATTAATTATGTCTGCATTAGTTAACATTTTTCTAAATTTTACCCTTATTTCAGGAGTTGCATTTTTCCACATATTTTCAACCATATCTAATGCTTCTGATAATTGCCCTACACTATCTCTTTCGAATGCATCATCTCCTAGAGTTTCGTAGATATCTCCGATATTTTCTAATTCTTCTTCGTCTTCAACTTCCATCCAATCTGAAAGACTAAGCGTTAATTGACTAAATTTTTCTAAGTCAGACAGTCTAGAACCTCTCAATGTAACTTTACCTACCGCATTTAAGGAATTTTTGAAAGCAGAAACTGCTCTGCGGTATTTTAATTCAGATAGTGTACTACGAGTTCTACTGGTATTTGGTAATGTATCTAATAATTCTCTAAAGATATCATCACTGTCTAAATTGTTGTATCTCCTAAATGTTTCACTAGCACTTCCATCACGGTTTTGTTCATAGAAAATTAACTTGAATGCGGAGGGCATTCTATTTATATTTTCTAAACCCGCAAGAATACGATTTACTACGTTCTTAGGCTTGAATATTAAGTCTTGAGTTAACACCAATTTTTCTCTAACACTATTATCATTAATGTCTTTGGTCTTAGAAAAAATTTCTAATAATTCTTCTAACTCCTTTTCTACATTTTTAGTGCTAGTTTTTGTATCTTCAATTTTAATTCCGTGGGTTGCTTCCATCATAGCAGCACTAGGTTTTTTACCACCAAATAATGTATCGGCTACACTACTAATCGTAGATTCCTTTTTCTTTTTTTTTAAAATCTCAAAAAAAGAATCGTCCATGTAACTCACCTAAAATGGAATATTTTCTTTTCTATTTTTTCTTGCTTTAGGTAACAAGATTGCATCCGGTATTTCAGAAGCCTTAGGTATTTTTTTCTCCACAGTAGTTTGTGGGTCTACTCCCCCAACAGAATAATCTCTTGATTTTGTTTCCTTTCTACTATAATGAGCATATTGTTCTGCTCTTGCATCTGCTAGTTGTCTTTCTAATTCTCTTACACTTTTTTCACTCATATTATTTACCCCTGTACCCATTCGATTGCTTTTTCCATTCCCGGTATTTTTCTACCGCAATGCTTACAATTACCATCGTCATCCATCATCATTTCTCTTTCTGACTTTGTTCTCCAACACAAACAATCATCACGGTTTTTTAGTAGTTTTTTCCAACTCATATTGTCTCCCCCTACTGTTTAACAATTACTTCGACATATAATGTAGTTGATGAGCCTTTCCACAATTTTATCTATTTGCTAGACTTATTCCCGTGACATTTCCATTTTCTACGACTTAGATTATTAGGACTATCAGGGTCTTTTCTCCAATCCCCTTTTATCTTATTTGACCTTGCACAATAAGCATCACCTTTACTTGTACCGGGTCTAATTCTATCTCCGCCATCTTTCGCTTTACCAGCCTGACCATAAGAAGTTCCTTTTGGAGAGACAAATCTTTTACCCTTGTTAGGTTTTTTCTTTTTCAAAACTTCTTCCCAACTCATAATCTTTCAGCCCTCTATTCTTTGGTAGACTTTTTTTCCTGCTTTTGTTCTAGGAACATGTTGCTTGCCTTTCTTTCTACCTGCTCTTTTCTTTCTGTTCTCTGCGGCTCTTTGTTTGGGAGTTAATGACTCAGCAACTGCTCTAGGAGCATATCTTCCTTTCTTTCCTTTTCCTCCCATATCTACCCAATCTTCATCTTTCCATTCTACCATAGACTGTTGTGAGGGTTGTAAATTTTTCTTTTTAATCAAGTCAAACCAATTAATCACGATACCCACCACCTGCTTTCTTGTATCTTGCAGCAAGTAACTGTGCTTTTCTTGCAGACCATTGACCTTTTCTACCGCCTTTGCTTCCTGCTTTTATTCGTTGGAATATCCTCTTTCTCATACCGGGCTTAGTATAATTACCCGCTTGGTTAACTGTTGATTTCTTTCTCTTAATAACGTCAAACCAACTCATTAACCTACTCTCCTTTCAGTACGCTTGTCAACATTTTGATTTCCAGCATCTGCTGGTAATCCAGTAAATCTCTTATCAGGTCCAGTAGACATTGATGGTTTGTTTCTAGTTGCAGGTGGATTTTCTTGTGGTTTACTACCACCCATCATCATCTGTTCTTGCATTTGTCCCATTTGACTTGCATCTATATCTGTTCCAGCATAAGGGTCAAGTTCTACTTTATCTCCACCTTGGCTTGCACCACCTTCACCACCTTCCATTTTTGGCTCAGGTTTAGTATATGAAAATCTCCCTTCGTCATCCATATTTACTTCAAATCCTAAATTTTTAATTGCTGCTGCTACATTAACTTCTATCTCTCTTTTACGAAGAACAGCAATCTCATCTTCTTCTTCTGAAGGAGGCAACTTTAACTCCCAATCTGTAATCCCAAATTCCTTAGTCATAAATGGAAACACATAATTATTCCAAATTGTTTGCGCCATTTCTACTGCTCGATTAGTAACAAGTATTTGCATACCTTCGTTATTTAGTCCACCACTAGCAGAACTGTCTGCCATGAAAACTTTGCTAACTCCAAAAAATCCAGCAATCCTATCTCGTAAATCATCTTTAACAGAAATATAGTCCATTTCCTTTAGGCTATCCATGAACTTAATCCACTCAACTCCTCCTTTACCTTCACCTTCTATTCCCATAACAGGAATAAAATGTGGGTCTTGCTCCATCTTATCTTTGACTCCTCGCCAAAAAGATTTCATAGATTCCATATTTCTTGTTTGTACTGTCAACAGTCCTCTTGGCATTCTTGCCTTAGTGTAGGAAGAATTAACATAATTTTCCATAGCAAGCAATGTAGTTATCTGATTCCACATTGTCATAATTGGGGATTGTCCATATAATCTAGAAGGTGAATATTTACTAAAATGTAATACTTCTCCATCTAAGAAATACTGTTCAGTTCCATTTACTCTATTCACATAATGTACTGGATGAAGTTCAGAACCACACATGCCACAAGTATCAGAAATTTCTGTACTAATAAAATCTCTATGATTCAAACATGTAAATCCTTGATGTCCTCTTTCTCCATTTTCATCAGCATAAATATGCATAGAAACAGGGTCGCCACGATATACTTCCTTAATACGATGCATTCGTATGTCTCCATTTCCATCAACAAAGTATTCCTTAACCATAATCATATATGCATCGTCCATTATATTCAAGTCATCTTCTAACTCTTTTAGCACATCAATAAATAATTGTTCACCTTTGTTTACATAACCATCTAATAATTTATGTATGTATTTTAATTGGTCACGATTAGGCTTGACTAAGTTAGTACTACCACAATCAATACAGGCAGTAGTAGGAGTTTTGTGTTCTCTTCCACAATCTGTACACTTGACTACAAACTTTTCTTCCCATGTATACCCACGCCTAAATATTTCATTTTTCAATTGAGTAATACAAGTACGTACAATTACAGATTGGTAAGTAACGTGATATATTATTGGAGCAGTTATAATATTTGACGGGGCTTTTTCTTGAATACCCGGATTGTAAATGTTTCTGTCTTGGGGCTTAGGGGTCGTTCTTCGAGTTAATCTCTGAAACAACGTTGGCTTCTTTTCTACCATACTACTCTTCCTCCTCCATCTTGTGGATAACATCGACCACTTCGTTATCCTTCAAAACTTCTTCTAATTTATCCATAGTAGAATTTTTATCATTATCATAATATTTTACAACACTATCTATGTCAATCTCATACTTTGCGAAATCATAGTTCTTATCATCCTTATGATTCTCATATTTCATTAATTTAAAGAGTTCTACCTTACGTGCCTTGTACCAATTTGCTTTCTTATGACTTTTTTTCATCCTAAGTAACTCTAACAATATTTCAGCATTTTTCTTTTTTAATCTAAAATATGGTAAGCATTTGTTAAGTATCTCTCCAACATCATTTCTAGAATAAAAATTTAATCTATTAATTGGTTTAGTATCTTGTGGAGATTTTTGGTCTAAATGTAATCTCCCACATCCTAGAGACTTGTGCATTTCTAACATGAATGCTTTCCCTCTGTCTCCAGTTGCAACTAACCCGACTCTAGGATTATGATTTTTATCCATAGTAATGTAGCCATCTGAATCTATGAAAGCCGCAGTATATGCATAAATATCCTTTTTTATTTCATCACTCATCTTATACAAAGCACCATTAACAATAGTAATATTTTGTGTCTTAGCCAATTTGGAAATCATTCGTGGAGAAGATTTACGTAACAAATTATCCGGTAATCTTTCGTGTACTTGTCTAGCAGATATTCCCTGTTCTTCACTAACTAACTTAACAATATGTCTTTTCAATAATTCTTTTGGGCCTAAGTTCACAATAGATTGTTTAACTATTTTATTGAACTCGCGTTTACTGTTTGTCATCTGTTTTGTCATTTTAGAATAATCTGAAGAATATGCCATACCATCTCTTTCTATACGCGCTTCCCAATATTTACATAAAGTATCGACAACTTCTCTTCTAGTTTTCTCATCTTGAATAAATGATAATTTAATTAATTTTTCTTCAGAACAAGTCATATCTTTCAAGGCCGACTTATATTTTTTAACCCAATATATTTTTTCTATATTAGAATCTAAATGAGTTGAATATGAAAAAATTAAATTATCAATAGATTTTGTAACTGCTATTTTTTTCTCTCCCTTTAGAGTTCTTCTAAATTTTTTGAGTTCTTTAATCATAGCAGGTATGTCTTTACCTTCTATTTCATATTTTTTAAGTTCTAGATGTATTTCCTTTCTAGCACTAGATAACGTCAACCTATGGTCTTCTGCGAATCTTTTTTCTAATTCAAAATGGTCTGAAATAGGTTGGTCATTTAACCAACTAAGTTTCATTTCATCAGTGAGTACTTTTTGTCTATTCTGAAGTTCTTCCTCTTGGTCAGCAAGGTCTGCTGCTTCTCTTAATTTGTTACCCTTTTCACCCATGTTATCACCTAAAAATTAATGCCGAGAACACTCGGCCTACCATTGCGAGGACGGGACGGTTCATCAAAGATGTCCAAGTCATCTAGTAAAATGAACTGATTTCCTGTACCTTGTGATGCTGCGTTAGCCAATGCTAAACTCATTACTAAGTCATCGTGTGCGCCTACTCCTTCAAATTTACCACTAGTCGTAATTGAAAACATAGACAGTTCTTCAATTAAGGTATTGGTAAGTCTTCTGCTAGACGCATCCCCATATGGAAAATGCATCTTCCCATTTTCTATATTCATTTGTAAATTAAGAATAATTTCCTGTTTGTTTCTCCTAGTAGTATTAAAATCTCTAATATTCAAATCTGACATATTCCTGAGTTCTTGAGTGAATGCCTTCGCGAAAGTATTCGTTTCAAATAATATTTCTTCCGGCTCAAATATTTTACCTATTATTCTAATCTTTTCAATATTTTCTCTAAATTCAATATTTTTTGCTCTATCGACATGTACAATAGTTTTGTTTTGTTCCTTGTCTACTTCTAACACGGTAATTACATTGTAGTCCCCATCAGTAGAAATAGCAGGGTCAACTCCAACATAATAACGATACCCTTTTTCTTTCCGGTTTCCTAATTTTAAAACGTATTCTTTATCTTTACATTTTTCAATAAAGTCCGGATTAAATAAAGCAGTACCAGTCGAGATGGGAACACACAAATATTCTCTTGTAAATTTAAGTGAACCTATTTCCGCCTTCCTTTGCATCAATGCATCATAATCCCAACGTTCAGCCCAAAGTGGTTCATTCAATGCATTAAGACATGGATACTTGGTTACAGTATATGCTTCATTCTCTTCTAATTGTGCAAAAATATCAGTATAAGTAAACGGTGTACCAATCATTCTCAACTTAGATGTGTGATGAAGTGTTGGTATCATGTCTCCAAAGAACCAATCAGTAACTCTTTGAATACCTGCTAGACTAAATTCTTTCAAAGGGTCGTCAATAATAATCTCTTGAGGATGGAGTCCCCTAATTTGAGAACCGACAGAACGTTCTAAAATTGCGTTACCATTTGTTAATTGAATGTTACCAATAGCCCAACCACGACTAGGTTTGAATTGTTTAAGTGCTGGTAAGTTAAAATATCTATCAATTTCTCTCATGTGAACTAGAGTCTGCTTTTGGTTAGATGATATGTATAACATTTGAAATGGAGGCTCTTGAAATATTAAATTCCAAACTACCCAACTATGCATGAATACAGATTTACCGTGGTCACGACTACAAATGATAACTGTTCGATTAGTAGTTTCCATTGACTCTAACCATTCTTGCATATATTTAGGGTACATCATACCTAAGACGTTTTTAAAAAAATATGGAAAAGAAGTTTTAGATAATTCCATATCCATTTGTGAAACAAAATCTAGATTATCTATTTCCAATTTATCTCCTCAATTGTTGTTGCCACTTAGCAAGTCTATTATCTAATACTCCTACATTTTGCCTACCGTAGGCTTTGATTTCTTTTTGATACACACCCATAGGAATCTCACTAGGTACTTCTACATCTTCTAAATTAAATTTCCACCCTTGGTCTTCCCAATGTTTAATCCATTTATTTTTTGAAAATGTACTAATATTAACAGAAGCAATCGATGGCTTCTGTCTTAATATTCTTAATCTTCTTTGATTTAACAAATACGAAACTCCACTACCTCTTTCTTTTGGAGTGGTATAAATTCCGGCAGTAGCGTAAAAAGAACCATTGTCCTCAAAACCTGCATAACCAACAGGTTTGTTTTTTGACAGAGCAATAAAATATTCAGGGTTAGTAGTAGTTAATGTAGTTTTTAAGGTTGGTCTTTGTTTTCTAGGTAATTTTTGGTCATCGGGATTATTTGAATTCCATAAATTTAACATCTCTTTCTCAGAGTATATTTTATCGGGAACTTCAACCATATATATCACCTAAAATTAGCCTTTAAGAAATAAATTCCTTCTTTTGAAACACCATGTTTAGTACTAAGATTTTGCATAGAGTCAAAATCATTTACAATATTTTCTAACTCCATAGCAGTTAAATCCACAGAAAACATACTCTTCATTAAGTTCAAAGTGTCAGAAACATTATCGTAACTATCTACTTTTCCTAACCCATAATATACTGGTTTACCTAACATTTTACGAATCTCATCATGTGCTTGTAATATTATAGATTCTTCTTGAGATTTAGTTATGTCCAATTTACTTTCTAAACGAATCAATGTTTTAATTTCGGTTGCTAAATTTGCTGCACGATACGAAGACTCCCTGTATCTAATATGGTCATATATACCTTCGAAGGGTAATACTCTAGATTTATTTTCTTCATACTCAGCATTCCATTCATTTGTCATCTTTTCATTACCGATACCAAATTTTTGCGGAGCAATACCATTCTTCTCTAATACATCATGTAAGAAAGCCCCCATTTCCATATTGACTTCATTGGTAACTGTGTTGTCATATACATTACTAATCATAATTGCAAAGGAACGGACTTCACCAATAAATTCTCTTAATCTATTCGATACTGCTGGTCTAGTCAGAGTATCAAGTAATCTATTAATTTGAGTAAGTTGAGTTTTATTTAGTATAATACCTTCATCCGTAGAAAATTCCATGCGCAACAAATGAATAAAAGCATTTTGACTAGCAGGTGTTTCTTTACCTAGAATATTGATATCACGTGGCACTATGTGTGGCAATGAAGATTTCAAAGGTCTAAATCTACTTCTAGCAGGAATAACAAAATATTCCATAACAGCAGATAAATACTTAGTAAACTTCTCTTCCATCTTTAACTCTGAAAAATCTTTCATTCGTGAACCGCCACGTCCACCTTCTCTAGCAGGGAACTTGTATTTGTTGCTGCTTCCTCCTGTTGCCCCACGGTCAAAGTCATTACCTACATCAATAAACTCAGAAAGTAATCTTAGATATTTTTTAGTTTGTTCTACATTAGAAGCGTTGAATAAATTACTAGAGTCATTCATTGGCCCATAAGGAATTTCTCCATATAATTCTTTTTGATATGGTAAGTAAAATGTTTTCCTAGAACTATCAATAGCCATGTTTTCTATATTATCTAATAACTCATTTAGTGTATCTTCTAATCCTTCAGCATCTATCACGACTAGAGTATTTCTCAACATAAGTTTAATTTTTTTAATCTCAGAAAGTAAAACAGGTTTACCCTTAAGTCCTACTGCTCCCAATTCGTAAGCATAATGTAAAAGAGGGTCTGCTGCATTTTCTAGACCTTCATCTAAGTCTTCTAATATACTAGAAAGTTTTTCTTCAATATCCCCATCTTCAACAGAATCATAGTCAAGTTCACCTACTTGGCCTCCACCCTTTTCGTTTGAGGTTCTATATCCTCCTTCTTGATAAATTAAATTTTCATTATCTTTATTTTCTTCTACAAATAATTCAAACAACTTAACACTGTTAACTAATGGACTATCAGCCGGTAAATTCTTTGCTTCATACTGCATTACATATTGTAGAGTATCTACTTCTATATCAATAAGAGATTGTACTTCTCTAATGAAATCATTATTTTTACTACCACTTATTAATTTCTTCATAGCCGCAACAAATTCAACATGAGTTTTTCTAAATTCTGCCCATTTTGTTGTTCCTATTTCTTCCCAATAATCGTATATTGCTTCTCTACGTTTTAGTAATTTTAAATCATATTTACCTAAAAGAGAACCAGCACTTATTTTTTCTACCGAAATAGGCTGTTCACTCAAATCACCTAATTCGTTTTTTAACCTGTCAATAAAAGGCTTGAGTTTAGATTTAATTTCAAATGGTTGACCTAATAAAAGACTATACATATCTTCTTTTTCATTGCGAGGCATCTTCGAACCATCAAACATAATTTCCTTAGAGAAATTTTTAATTGGTTTACTTATTGCCTCTCCACCAACTGATAGATTATTTTTAGTATATTTAAATTTAGAAAGTGCTGCTAGTAATTCTTCATCTAATACGTTAGCGTCTGAAAGTTTACCTTCTTCTCTAGAACCCATTTCAGATGTTTTAGTTTCTCGGTATACATAATTCAACATACCTATTTGCTGCATACTAGATAGATTTTTGAAATTTCTATATCTTGCAATTAATTTGTTTCTGAACTTTTCTTGCGCTCTTGCTCCCCCTAAAGCCATAGCATAATTTTGTAATGTAACTTTTCCTTCAGGACTGCGTAGTAATAATGTAGAATCATTAGCCTCGTCTTTAGCATTTACTACTTTATCAGAAATATCATTTACAGAAAGAAAATCGAATAATGAATTATCTGCAAATCCATTTTTTATTTTTCTTGCTTCAGCACTAATTTCTTTCACTCCTTCTGCCTCTAAGTCAGATTTTAGCCCTCGCATACCTTCGAACATAAACTTATCAAATCGTTCACTCATAATATTAACCTCCTAAATTAAACATTTTATAAATAAAGATGTATGGTTCATTTTCTTTCTTAA